CTTTCTTACTCCACAAGATACAGACTTTGGAAAAAGTTTGTTGAAGTTTGCTAATGAGTCGTATATGACTCCTGAAGCTGAGGACTGGTTAGCGTTTCAAGTTGCTACTACTTATGGTCTTGATAAAGCACCCATGAGTGAACGACTTGAGTGGGTAAAGAACAACTCGTATCTAATTACTTGTGTCGCTTCTGATCCCATCAAACACATTCACGATTGGGAAGCAGCAGATGAACCATGGCAGTTTTTGGCAGCATGTGACGAGTATTATCATTGTGTACTTGTTTGTGATCGTCATTTTACAAGCCTCCCAGTAGCTACAGACGCTACATGTAGTGGTCTACAGATACTAGCTGGGCTTGCACGTGATAAGAACACAGCCAAGCTTGTCAATGTCTTACCTTCTGACCGTCCACAAGATGCATACAAGGTAGTCGCAGAAGCTGCTACACCTTACTGTCCTAAATCTATCCGACCTTATATGGATAGAAAGACTGTTAAGCGTGTCGTCATGACAGTCCCTTACAATGCCAAGCCATTCTCCAACCGAGGTTACATCAAAGAAGCCTTAGCTGAGAAAGGTATTGAGATTGATAAAGACGACTTGACAAAGACTGTGGTCGCTGTTAGAAATGCTATGGATGAGGTCGTTCCTGGTCCTATGGCTGTCATGAGTTGGATTGAGTCTGAGGTTGCTAAAGCAATCGATAGGGGTGAAACAGAACTAACTTGGACTACTCCATCAGGTTTTGTTGTCAACCAAAAACTCATGAAGAAAAAAACACAAGAGATTAAACTGCAATTACATGGTCGTTGTAGATTAAAAGTTGCAGTCAATGACTCTGACAAGGTTGACAAGCAACACCACAAGAACGCAACAGCACCAAACCTAATCCATTCCCTTGATGCATCTTTGCTACACTTCAGTGCGTTGGCTTTTGACGCACCGATCGCTCTCATTCATGACTCTGTATTGTGTCGTGCTACTGACATGTCTTCACTTAGTACAATCGTACGAGAGACATATATGCACCTCTTCGCAGAGCATGATTACTTGCGAGACTTCGCTAACCAAATAGGAGCGGAGACTGAACCACCGATCATCGGAGATCTGATGCCAGAATCCGTGATTGAATCCACCTACTTTTTTTGTTAATGGCACGTACTATCCACAAAACTGAACAGCCTGTTGTCCTTGAAGGTTATCAAGCTGTACTGAAGCCAAGTAAGTTTGGCTACTCCCTTGCTGCACTTGTTAGTGAGGAATTGATTGATGCTCTTGAGGCTGACCGTGCTGAGTCACTTCAATGGGCACAAACTAAACTGAAGAACCCTAAGCGTTCTACTCTCAAGCCTGAGCCTTGGGAAGAAGTGTCTGAAGGTCAGTATAAAATTAAGTTCTCTTGGAATGAAGAAACCAAACCTCCTGTCGTCGATACAGAAGGCACGCATATTACTGATGCCGATACACCTATGTATTCTGGTAGTCGCGTTAAGCTTGCGTTCTATCAGAAACCGTATATTCTCCGTGATGGAGTCACGTACGGAACAAGTCTTAAACTGGTTGGTGTTCAACTGGTGTCATTGTCTGCGGCAGCTGGTGTAGATACTGGAGACATGAATCCTGATGATGTTGCTGCATTGTTCGGCAAGACTGAAGGATTCAAAGCTGGCGAGCCTAACGTAACCCCTTCCACCATTGATGAGGATGACTTCTGATGATTGAACTTAACATTTTTAAAAACGAAGAGCTTGGTCTTTACCAATGCGACATGACTGCTAAGCTTCCTCCGATCTCTGTAACTAAGTACAAGAAATCTCGTGATGACTTCCGTTATGAGATGCAGCGTGCTGTTAATGAGATTGTGGATGAACTTATTGAACAAGCGTTGGAAGACGCATAATGGCATTCCGCTCCAAGCTTGAGGAGAAGGTTGCTGATTTACTTGTTGAGCTTGGAGTAAAGTATGAGTACGAAACCACCAAAGTCCCTTACGTTATTGAGCACGTTTATACACCTGATTTTATTCTACCCAATGGTGTTGT